TGCCACTGGTTTGTGAATGGCATACACGGCCAGAATCAAAATGGCGATTGAAACGGCCAACAGAATGAAGGGGTGGCGCTCGGCCAGGGCGGGAAGGCCGAAGAGAATGGCCAGTGTTACAGCGGTAAAGGCCGCGAACCGGGTGAGGTGGGTCAAGAGGGTTTTCATTTTTTCAGCCCTCCAGTTCTGCCTTTGTATAGACGTCGGAGTCGTTTACCCCATAAAACAAGTCCGGTGCTTCGTCTTCGCTATAGACGGAGGCTTCGAACTTATCTGGGTTGCTATTAAAGCAGCACAGAAGGTCCGTGCAAACCTGCTTGCTAAGCTTTGCCACATTGAACAAGTGGCGAAAGTCCTGTTCATACAGAGCATAACTCATGCCCACCTCGATGTCAGAGGCGAACTTTTTGGCTGTTTCGCGGTCGTCGATGTAGGCGATCACTCCACCAAAAGTGGAATCGCCGATATAGTAATTGAACAAAACTGCGTTTTTCATGGCAATACTTCCTTTCAAACGATTCATTTTAGTTACCCCGTAGGGTTGGTGGTAGGATGCTTCCTTCCCCCGGCCTACCAACTCCGGGTATAGGGGTGCTATCAAGCGGCAGGCTGTTCTTTGGCCTTTGGGGTGGCTTTGCTGGTAGCAACATGGGCAGCCCGTTCGGCCTGCTTCGGAGTCTTGCCGCTGAGAAGGGTTACAATTTCTTCCTTCTCTTCCGGCGTGGCATGGCTGGCCATAACAAGAGCCAGAACGGCCTGCATGTTGATGGCACGGGACTTCAGCTCTTTCAATTCGGCCTTGGCAGCTTCGAGTTCATTGCGGGTTTCTTCCGCGGCATCGGCCTTCTGCTTGTTGGCTTCCTTGGTTTTGGCAGCTTTTTCCCTCTTGGCCTGGTTATTGGCGGTTTTTGCCGCCTTGAAGTCCTTTTCGGAAACACGTTCCAAGGGTTTGCCCGCAATCAGGCGGCCACAGGAAAGAACCAGATACTCCAGGAAGAACGTTTCGACCTTTTCCCAGTTCGTGCTGGTTCCATCCTCGGCCTTTTTACGGGCAGCTTCGGCATTTTCGCCGATAATGAACAGGTCAGCATCCGTGCAGGAATACAGAGGGCGGGCAGCATCCACCGCACGGCGGCCAGGACGCTGGCCAAACGCCTTAAAGAACGTATTCATCTTCTTGCGAACGTCCGCCGCGGCAGCATCCAGTTCAGCCTTATTTTCCTTTTCCCAGCCAGCAGATTCACGGCAGGACGCCATGAAGTTGGCGGCAAGGTAGATACCACGGGCAGAGTTGAGCAAACCGGCCTTGGATTCAACAACGCCATAGGAACGAAGATTTTCATCCGTGATAGTGGCAAGTTCGTTTTCCGGGTCGGCATAGTCCTGGGCAAATTTGCCAAGGGCGGTCAGGGTGAGCTTGTTAGTCTTTTCGGACTTGGGAACCGGGTTCTGGCGGGGTGCCTTGGTGGTTGCGGACTTGGTGGTAGTAGTAGTGTTCTTTTTCATGGTAGTACATCCTTTCATTCTGTTAGATACTTCATTTCATTTTTTGCCCTGTTGGGCATGGTAGTGGGATGCTCTCTGCCCCTGGCCCACCAACTCCAGGTATCGCCCTTACAGGGTGGCAATGAGGGTGCAGTCTACTAACTGCGGGTTAGGGTAGAGGGTGTCCGCAATGGGTTGACCCTCTGTATCGAACGCCAGACAGCGCTTGCAACGGTCGCGGAGTAGGTCGAGTACCTTATTCTCGGCCCCGCCGTTAGAATAGGCAGGGACAAAGCTCTTGAAAATAGCCCCTGATACTAACTGAAAGCGGACTTCCCAAAGTTTCAACATTTCTATACTTCCTTTCTTGACACGGTGTTGACTATGTGATAAACTACAAATAAGAGGACGGAGTGCCGCCGCGTGAACAGCGACACCCCGCTTGCCTAGGAACTAATCAGCTTCTTCCGCTTCCAATTCCCAGCATTCTGTATCACTAACGAACGCAGAAACACCGGAAATCGGCTCGGATATGTACTCTGAATCTGTCCACATTGGCAAGACCCCCTTTTCTGCCGCCTGGGTACACCATGGGCGGCTTTTTTCTACCCTTTCGGGCAGTGGGGGCGGGCCAAGAAGCAGTGACCCGCTGGGCTGTTATGTACTTGCTATTCCAAACCTTGACTAGATTATTTGATTTGACATTCCAAGGCTTGAAAGTGTAAAGTTTACAAGGTGCAGTCAAGCGTACAGCGCTAACTTTAATCAGACTGCCAGCGCGGAAACTTCCACCGTTTGGGGGACGGCTTTATATTCCGTGGATTTCCTGACTTGCCGCTAACCCGAATAGCGGTAGTTTCTGGAGACTATCCCCGCAGAATGCAGGGCGGCCACATTTTCTTCCAACTGTGACTGTTGGTGCTTTGTTGAACCGGTTTTTGAACCCCACTAGATAGCAAGGTTTGCTTCCGGGTATGGGAAAGCTGTACTTTCCGACTATTCAGTTTTCAAGGTACAAAGAAACAACGTTCCCTTGACGGTCGAATATTGTACACTTTTCGGGCTGAAAACTTGTGTTTACTTGTACCGTGTTTCTCAAACACTTTTACACGCGTTGTTAGGTTGACACCATGCCATTGGAATACCCAAAGGGTACACCTGTAGCTTATGCAAGGCGGCTCTCCACCCCTTGCCATGCGTGTTTTGCGGAAAGATACGTTCAGCGCAAAATTTACAACTAAGACTTTTGCAAGGGCCGTTGTGGTATTGAACGAATGAGTTACACGAATGAAGTGCATACCACGCGGGCCAAAGAAAAACCAGTGTACAATATTCCGTTGTCAAGGTTCGATTGTTTCCAGTATCTGTATACCGTGGGCCGTATCCAGTGTTAGAGCACCAAAGGCGCCCCCGTGAATACGCGGTAAACAGATTATCTACTTGGAACGGGGTGTTTGCTGTGTTCCTTTCGACAATCACATAATACCACAGTAGAATTTTGACCTGATTTTTGCAGGCACACCCACAGGGGCGTTTTACGCGTATATAAAGGTACAAATCCGCAAAATGTGGTGTGTAAAGTGACAAAGGCGTACTAAATATGGGGCTGTATAGGGTAAAATTTGACGCTATACTGCTAAAAATCCACTACTTGCAAACCACCTTCAATAGTTTGCATAGGGGGGTATGTTAAAAAGAAAAAATAACGTGTGAGCGTGAAAAATGGGTCAGTTATCTCATCTCACTCCCGGCTCTCAAAACACAAACCAGCGTATCTACGTTACTTCTCCCTCTTCCACCTCCCTACCTCCTCTCCTCCTTTCTCCAAGCCCCTCCCTTCCTCCACTTTCCTCCCTCGAAACCCCTGTTTCCTTAATCGTTCCCTTTCTCGGAGAAAACCGCATAACAATCCGCTTTCCAGGCTCCTTTGGGGCCTTATTTTTTTACCCAAAAACGCCATAAAAACGCACAATTTGGCCACTAAAACGCGCAAAAACAGCGCCAAAACGCTAAAAAACGCATTATTTTCGCTCGAAAACGCCTCGGAACGACTCTGGCGGAGCTTTTTGATCCCCGAAAACGCCCTCTTTGGGTCTTCACCAGGGGCAGATCCATCCATTTTGAGACCAGATCCGGTCAATAACGAGCACCACAGGGCTATCACAGGGCGCTCTGATCGCCTGTTGGCCGTTTTCCTACCTATTTATACTGTATAGCTGGTTCTATCCGGTTCTACGAGCAAAAATTGGGTCCCACTGTCGCTAGACAGGGGAGGGTAGATCGGGTCCCGCTGTCGTCAGGCAGGGGGATTCTTTCGCCCCCTACAGGTAGAACCTAAATAACCTCAAGCGCAGCTAACTCCCGCCCCTACAGGCGGAGCCTGTGTTACGCTTTCTCCTGAAATTTATTTTTTGCCACTGTTGACTTCTTGTAATTAGCAGTGCTATAATAGAACCATAAGATAAAGCTCCGCAGGATAAAGCTCCGCAGGACACACCACACAGGAGGGAAGCCCACTATGAAAAAAAGAAACAGCGTAGCTCACTTTATTCCGCGCACTGTTACGATGCAGGAAGCCGCAGATGCCAAAGGTGGGCTGGACCTACAAGGTGCTGCAAGCTTACTGATGGCAATGATGCAGGCAAGCGCCGATACTGACGGCCACAACGCCCTGATGGAACAGCTGGCATCCGCCATGGGTTATAAGCTGGTACGCGAAACACCACAGCCGCGCCAGCGGAGCCGCAGTAAGAAAGCCCGTGCCGCCCGCTATGCACAGCCCAAACTGAGCCTGGTAAAAACCAATGGTGTGGCAAAACCAACGCCAGCAGAGCCGATCCGCAGCCGCGAGGACTTTAACGCCATAGCCACCTATCTGCACACCCAGGGACGCCCGTATAACAGACAGCGGAACTATACCTTATTTATATGTGGTGTGACACTGGGCCTGCGTGTGGGCGATCTTTTACGCCTTACCGTTGATGATGTGTGGGATTGTGAGCACAACTGCCCGCGCCACCGCGTTATTATCATCAACGAAAAGACCGGCAAGCGCACCAATGACCTGATTACCCCGCTGGCAGCAGGCGCGATTACCACCCTGATTGAAGAGATGCGGAGCCGAACCATGAATGTGCTGAAGCCAGGCTGGCCATTGTTCCAGAGTATGCGCAGCCCCAAGGGAGTGCCGCAGCCGCTGGACGAAACCCAGGTGTGGCGGATCTTGAACCAAGCGGCAAAAGAGTGCGGCATTAAAGAGCATATTAGTACCCACAGCCTGCGCAAAACCTATGGCTATGCTGCAAACCACGCCATGACAGAGGCCGGACTGCCGGCTGGCCAGGTGATGGAAACGCTGCAAAACAAGTTCCACCACAGCAGCCAGAGCATTACGATGCGCTACATTGGCTTGAGTCAGGAGCAGATTGATGCAACGGCAATGGCAGTAGATACAGTGTTGGGAGTGCCGCCGTTGGCTACTATATAACGATGCCCATTAAATTTGGGTGCCTGGCAAGCACCCACTTTTTTACCTTTGCTAAATACAAGTTTTCGCAAATGAAGGAGGCAAATAATTCATGGAAAATCACAACACAGGCACCATCAATAGCTCCGCTAGGTATTGTTTGGCAAAACCGGGCGACAAAGTACGAATTACCAAAACACACCGGGCGGGTATACGCCAATATGCGGCATGCGAGGGCGATACGTTCATAATTACCAAAGTAGTGGACGGCCAGATCCCCTATGGGCGGTGGCTGCAGCCGAGCGGTGTGCTGGCGGCCAGTGAGCTGAAGCTTGACCCAAACTGCTACACATTGCTTACGCCGGAGGAATGTGGAGCACCGGCTGCTACGCCAGAGCCAACCACGCTGCGCAGTGTGACGATTGATGTGAGCGACCCAAAGGGGGCACATAAGGCCGTGGATGATGCGTGCGCAGAGTACCAGAGTAGCCAGACGATCCACTGGAGCACGGCAGAGACATGCAGCGTAAAACTGAGCGCCCGAAGAATGATGGCCCCGCTATGTGAGCAAGGTGTCAGCATGGTTTGGTTTATTGAATCAGATCCAGGCCGCCGGCATGTTTGCTTGGAATGCGACAATGGCACGCCGGACACATGGGCGAAAAGTCATGGCTATTCTACCAACTATGTACAAATCACCTTTAACGAGAACGTAGAGTTCAATGAATGGATTGGCCGTTACGCCTGCCTGTGCGCATTGACGGGCACCCCTATTGCCGATGTCGTTATGCGCAACATTAAGATTGACACTTGAATAATTAACAAAGTTTTGGAGGTAAAAACCAATGAAGAAAATTCCAACCTTATATAAGCGCGAGTTCAGTGGCCACAAGATTGCCGGAATCCGTGACGAGATTACGCCGGGCTGTGAGGCGGCACTGACGGATGAGAGCATTGCCACATTGAAGCTTGACGGTGCCTGCTGCGCAATTATTAACGGCGAATTCTACAAGCGCTTTAATGCCAAGCCGGGTAGAGCAGTACCGGAGGGTGCGATCCCGTGTGACAAGCCAGACCCGGTGACTGGCCACTGGCCCCACTGGGTGAAAGTGGCGGCAGATAACCCCGCGGACAAATGGTTTGTGGAGGCACGAAACAACAGCTGGGATGACCTGCCGAATGCAACTTATGAGGCGATTGGACCGCACTTCCAGAAGAATCCCTATGGGCTGGACAAGGACGTGCTGGTGCGGCATGGCACGATCAGTATTGACATCCTGAACCCAAGCTTTGAAGGAATCCGGCGCGGGTTGGAGTTGGCCGCCATGGAGGGCATCGTGTTCTGGCATGAAGGAGCACCGCTGTGCAAAATCAAGCGCAGTGACTTTGGCTTTAAGTGGCCGGTGACGCAAGACGAGCTGAACGCGGAGTTTGGGGCAAATAATCCTGATCCGTGCGAGTTGGTGCGGCGGACGGCGGCTATGTACAGCAGGCATGAATTTCCGACAGATATGACCAAGATGTTTGATGCTGAACATGAAGCCACCAAGGAGGAAGCGAAGGCATGAAAATTATTGATTTCGAACGCAAGGGCAACCTGGTACGGTTCTACCTGGGTGATGATGACCTGGTGGAATGGTACGGCGATGACTGGAACGATACGCCGTATGAACACAACGCAGAACGAGTCTATGACGAATACATCAAAGGTTACTGCGATATGATGTTCCCGTTTGACGACCTGGTACTGGAACCTTGCTGCGGGACCTGCAACAGCGGCTGGTGCAAAGACGATATGGTGGCGCAGAAAGTGCCCTGCATTATTCAGGTGCCGGCTGCAGTACATAGTGACAGCTTTGATGAAAGTTTTGACCACTGGGTTGGAGCCAAGGATGTAAATAAGTTTTACTTTGGCATGACACTGGGAGCTGATAGCTCTACCGTCATCAAATACGAAAATCATATGAATAAGGAGAACAGACAATGCGATTGATTGACGCTGATGCCATGCAAGTTGAATGGCTGGCTAGAGAGCTTGATAACAAAACTTATAATACAAACGACATGCTTGACAGTATTGACGAGCAGCCCAGTATTGACCCCGAATACAAACGCCCCACGACGTATATTGTTGGCGAGCAGGTACCGACTGAACATATCAAAGATTACAATCATACGATCGCCTTAATGTTTGAAGATATGGTGGATTTTGCTGATCGTTATGGTTTTAGCCGTGATGAGATAGTAAGCAGCATGATCTACGATATGCACACTTTGAGCGGTTACTGCGATATGAATAAATACCGGCCGCTGCCGGAATAAAAGAGGCGCGGCATGACGATTGAATTATGGCGGGGCAGCTGAACGTCCGCAAGCAATTTGATTTTGAATAATGGGGTCAAGGACAGTGACACCCATATTTTTACAAGGAGATTTTTTATGGGAAATTTGCAGGTATTTGATATCAAGGAGTTTGTGAACCGTGGCAACGGGCATGCCGGAACCCAGACCCTGATCACACCCAAGGGACGCGAGACGTTCCGGCTGCTGATGGAAGCCGAAGGACTGATTGATATGTCGGACGATACTGAGGACATGGCCGATGCTGGTTGAAACAATTTATACGGGTATAAAGATTTGCGCTTTGGCTAGTGTGTGCGCCTATGGCTGGCTGAGAGTACAGCAGGAACGCAAAGCTGAGACAGCTAAAGAACAGGCAGAAAAAACTACATGCAAGAATTGCTGTTACTGTCGGATGATTTTGACTGATAGCCGGATTGTCTGCGAACTAGAAGAGAAGCCGATAGAACAACCTGCCCATTGCACGCTATTTACAGAATGGCCTGAAGACTACACGTCCAGCTTATGTTTATACTGCAAACACTGCAAAAACTATGGCAAGCTTTTTGTTCGTTGCGATATAAGCGGGTTGCGTGATAAAGCCGAAATTACCTGTATTAACTATGAAAAGCGCCGCAAATACTTCCCAGATCTAGGAGGAATACACTAATGACCAATGAAGAATTTGAAACCCGCAAGAAAGAGATTGCCAGTAACCTGCAATTATTGCTTGACGAGATGCGGCAACTACACGACTGGATTGTGCTTAACCCAGTAACAGATATTACACCCGAAAACTATAAGGACTGGGAGAATTCGTTCGGTGCTCTACTTGACAGTTTCGAGATCCTAGACTGCAACTAATAAGGAGAAACTTTATGTCAAAGTTAAAAATCGCTAGTGCTATAACTTACGCTTGCGTTGTGGCCACTGCGGTATTGGCTGTTGGAGCCGCTATACACTTTGCCCTTTACTTAGAAGCTAAAGCGCCAAAAGCTGTAGACACAACTGCTGTATATACCACGCACAAGATCTCCTACGCATTCCTTGAAACACGGCCGTATACAAACCGGTATGGCGGCATTTGCGGCGCTGACACATACCTGCACTGCGGCGTGATACAGGATGATGGGAGCATAAAAGAAGAAACCGAGGATGTAGATTACGTCACCATAAAATATTCTGATGAAGATTACAGCTACAAGGCCGACTTTTACGACCGCACCACATACGACAATGAATCGTTCGAAGATCGGTATACCAGCACGGTGTACTACCTGACCGACGAGATGATGCGGGACTTGGGTACTGGAGGCAGCATATGAACGAGGCGTGGGAATCTACAGTGGACGCTATACTGATGATTTACATATATGGACCGCTTTTGCTGTTGATGTTGGGGATTAACTGTACGTTGTTGATTTTTAGCGTGTGGAAGATTGTAACAATAGCAAAACGTATCGCCAAGAGATATTACGAAAAGTTCATATGTAAAATTTTCATGAACAATAAAAACGAAAAATAAGGTGAAAAATTTTTTATGGCACGACTGATTGATGCGGAGGAGTTTGAGGCGTACTGCATTGAGCGCGACCCGAAGTATTCAGAGGCCGAATGGCAGGCTTACCTGGATGGTGTACAGCGGGTTTTGGAGGCCATTGATGCGGCACCCACCATGACAAAATATGTGCGGTGTGAGGATTGCGATAACTCATTTGAAACTCCTGATTGTCTTTACTGTATGCTATATGGTCGCCAGACAACAAAGGAGGGGTTCTGTGATGAGGGGTATATCAAATAAACGATACAGAGATCTTATGGAGATATCAAATCTGTATCTGCGTGGAGAGAAAACACTGGATGAGGTTGTGGATGCAATCAGGCTGATGCTGGCATATGACATGTTGACAAAAATGTTTGAGGAAGCCGATGTTAAAGTCGATACCATTGGCGGACATGGCCCTGCAAGCCCCTATGACGAGCCTTTGGTGGCGAAAACAAACTATTCAGCCCAGCTAAGATACGAGCTTGAAGCGCCTGTACGGAGGGCTAAGGAGGTGGATAAAGCACGTCAATAGCCCACGACTGAAGTCGCGGGCTTGCCGAATACGGTGAGTCCAAAGCTTCGGCTGTGCCCGAAAGGGTGTGTTGACTACCCTAAGTGCTTCGAGTACTACGTTACAAGCGAATGTATAGGCACCGGTGGACGTTAATCCTAATCTGCCGCTCTGCGACAACACATCACGTAAAGCTGAGGTAAAGCCGACAGGTGTGGCTGACTCAAACCACTTGTGACATTGGGGAAGGATTCCAACTCTCCGCAAAGAGAGAGCGGCTTCTTTTTAGCCGCCAAATTTTTAGAAAGGAGCATGGTATCATGCAATATGTGTATGTACTTAACAAGCACGGTAAGCCCTTGATGCCGTGCTCACCCGGAAAGGCTCGTTTACTATTGAAAGAAGGAAAGGCTCGCGTTGTAAAGCGCACGCCGTTCGTAATCAAACTCCTGCACGGAAGTGCGGGATACAAACAACCCGTTGCCCTGGGCGTTGATGCTGGTTCCAGGCATGTGGGACTTTCTGCCTGTACAGAGGGTAGGGAACTCTACAAAGAGGAACTGTCTCCCCGTAACGACGTGGTAGAGCTGCTCTCGGTGCGACGGCAATACCGCCGCAGCCGCAGGAACCGCAAAACCCGGTACAGGGCGCCGCGCTTCAACAATCGAGTGCATAGCAAGCACAAAGGCTGGCTGGCGCCGTCGGTTGAAGTTAAAATTCAGGAGCACATCACCGTTATTAAGCGCGTTTGCAGGATTCTCCCAATCGTGCTGGTACGTGTGGAAACCGCTGAATTTGACACCCAGCGGCTAAAAGCCATGTTGGAGGGAAAGCCTCTCCCGGTAGGAAGTGACTATCAGCTCGGCGAGATGTACGACGAATACAATGTGCGCCAGTACGTCCTAAAACGTGATAACTACACCTGCCAGTGCTGTGGCGCACATCCGGCAGAAAAGAAGCCAGTTCGGCTGCACGTGCATCACATTGAAAGCCGTCATGTCGGAGGCAATGCTCCGAACAACCTGATTACCTTATGCGCGGTATGTCACAAGGCACTCCACGAGGGGAAAATCACATTGGGCAATGGCAAAAAGCGCGGCAAGCCGCTGCGCGACGCCGCTTTCATGGGGATCATGCGCAATACGCTGCTCGCACGACTGAAGGATGAGCTGAACATTCCTGTCAAGCAGACCTACGGGTACATCACCAAGCTGCTGCGGGAGGAAAACCACGTAGAGAAAAGCCACACCAACGATGCTCGCTGTATTGCTAAAGCTCCAAATGCAAAGCCGTGCGACACTATGTTCCGCACGCGGGCGCTACGTCATCACAACCGGCAAATCCACAAGGCGAAAATCCTTAAAGGCGGCACCCGCAAAAAGAATCAGGCTCCGTACCTGGTGAAAGGTTTCCGCCTTTGGGATAAGGTCCGATATAACGGTGAGGAATGCTTCATTACCGGCAGACGTACCAGCGGGTATTTTGCCATCAAAAAGTACGACGGAACCGTTATCTCAAATAGCGCAAGCTACAAAAAACTTACGCTGCTGGAAGCGGCGACAAATTATATTACAGAGAGGAGTTGAAGGCGCATTCCTCCCACGACTAAAGTCGCGGGTCTTCTGCGCCAAATTTATGACAAGGCTTGAAAAATTACAAAGCGCAACGGCAGACGATCTGGCCAGCCTGTTCACTATCATGGATGACGACGGTGAATACCTTCCGCTACTGATGCCAATGAACCTGGTGAAAAACCCAGACAACCTGGACGAAATTATTCAGAGCCAGAGCGAATGGCTGCAGGGCGAATATTGGCCGGGAGATTTTGGGCTGGGCTGTTTTGATGAACCAGTAATGCCGGAACCAGCGATCTATTCATAAACTGCGACACCGCACGGTATAACATGGCCTGAGACGCGCAGGGACGCGCTATGAGCCACGACACAAGGAGATACGACATGCGCGATACATAAACCAGCAGGATGCGTTAAAAGCGCCGGGAGACGAGCCTGAAAGAACTATTTAACGCAAAAAGAAAGAGCGTGATTTTATCAGCACCGGATCGGCCAGGACTAAATAAACGAGCCGTGACCTGCAACGGCCTGAAAACCAGAGGAACATACCAATGGCTTGACTTGAACGGACAGCGCTACGATCCTGGACTATTTTTGAACCGACACGTTACGGCCTGGGCGATTGTATAAAACCAGGAATGAAAAGAACAAGGAACGATCCCACCAAAACCCATGCGCCCACACAGGGTTAAAGGGGTACGGTTGAGCTTGGGATGCACGCAGAACAAGCGAAATGGTCGGCGGATACGAATTCCCGGAGGGCCAAACGCCGAGCAAAAGTACCACCTATATTTCTTTATTAAGGTTTTTCTTATTAAGCGTAAGTGAATGTTGGTTTTACCCCAGGTTTTTCGTTGTTCAAAAACGAATTGGACTGCGGATTTTGCATCGTTTCTGAACATCGTTTTCCAAAATGCGTTTTTCGAGCCGTTTTTTAAGAATTGAATGATTATTTTCGAGCCGTTTTTTAATGCGGCAAAGGAGTGTTTTTTAATGTATACGAATGGTTCCTACTTAGCGAAGCAGGTTATGCAGGTGCCGGAAGAGTTGATTTTGCGCAAGGACGTGTCGGAGTTACTGCCGGTTTACATGCTGATGTACGCAAAGTATTCGCCGTTTTACGATTTACGATTTTACAGTTATACGAGCCTGTCAGAGCTGGTCGAGCTGGCTGGAACGTTTGGGAAAGATTGCCAGCACCGCAGATACTACAACCGTGCGGCAGATGCAGTTGAGTTTTTAGAAGCATGTGGCGTGATTATGACAGAGGGGTACAACCGGGCAAAACCGACCAAACCGTTTAAGTATCGGTTCAAAGATTTGAACGAGGTGTTTGGCAAAGAAGACAAGGACGGAAAGTTTGGTTATGCTTCACTGACCTCAAACGAATATTTCTTGCTGCTAAACAGAGTGGCTACTGCCTATTCTACCGGGCGTGGCACGAACAACCTGTACCGGATCTACTGTTACCTGCGGTTGCGGTACCGCCTGTGGCAGCGTACATACGGTAAGGAAAAGATGGGGTTTGTGGCAACGTGGGTAGGATATATTAAAGCGATTTCCAAAGAACTGCACTTGGCCGACAAGACCGTATCAAACGCCATCCGGGTTATGTACCAGTGTGGGCTGGTTATCCCGTACTACGGAGCGATTGAAAAGGGAAACCTGGAATCTGACCGGCCGGAGATGATTTTGGCGCTCCCGCTAATGTGTGGCGACAACATGGTGGAGAAGGTTGTGCGCGAAACAAAGAACCGGTACCGGCGCAAACCCAACCGAGCAGGCTCCAACTGGTACCCGGCAGGCCAGACATGCGGAGCGGAGGACAAGCCAGAACCAGCAGAGGAGGTGATACCGGAACCGGAACAGGAAACCTCACCAGAGCCGCCGATGGAAGAGTTGTGCAACACCCAGTTTTGCGATGGGTGGGGGATGCCGCCTGACAATTACAGTGACTGGGGATTGTGTGAGGATGAAATATTCTAAGCAAAACGAACGTATATTGCCCACTTTACCTTTTCTACAAAAAATATTTTTTTTGGAGGTATAAAACTTTGAACAAGAAAGAAGCTGAAACTTTGTTGATACTGACAAATTTTCTGCATGACCTGTGGCAGGGATTTAAGGCCATGGTGCTGGTTGGAAGCTGCATTGTGGTGATCCGGCTGGCGTTGCAGATGTTGGGCACTGTGGCCACGGTTGGAATTTTTGTGGCGCTGCCGGTTTTGTACGCACTGCTGTGGGCAGCACTTTCCCGTGAGGCGTTTGACAGCGGGCGGGTTAGCATTGAAAAGATTTACAACCTGGGAAAAGCCGAGAACAAAGAGGATGACCCGGATAACAAGGAGGACGAGTAATGTTCGCACCACCACTATATATTGTGCGAAAGTTGAACCTGACCTACATTATCAACCATGACTATAACATCCAGATCAGCCAGGAGGAGGAAGAGCGCTTTTATGTAAAGCAGGGTGACAACATGCTGTTCCGGCAGATCCGGCTGCTTACATACGAGAGCAACGAGTACAACCGGTTTGTTGTGTTTGTGGATTGCGTGGGTGGCCAGAACAAGAAGGCGGCCATGAAGCGGTTGATCCAGCACGGATTTAAGATTGGAAAGCAAGAGTTTGTGCTGAGTGAACGCAGCGCTAGTATGGTGCGGCAGGGTATCTTGAGCTTTGTGGACAGGCGGTTGGCCCACGACCTTGACGTGAGAATCACGATGGGAATACAGATCCAGGAAACAGTATTGAGTAGTTGTTAAAATTGCTCCTATAACAAGTAATTGTTATTAGCAAACTCCTTTAATTGCTGGAACGCCTTTAGAGCTTAGTAGGCTACAACACAGTGATGAAACAAGCGCAAGTGTGAGAGCTAGAAAACTACCAAGATTAGGTAATCAGCAGCGAAGCTCCGAACAGGGGAACGTTCATCGACTACCGCGAATGCGGGTAAGGCAAAGCGCCGAGAATGGGGAGCATCCTACTGGGATGAAGATATAGTCAGTGCATCTATGGAAACATAGAGAAATGAGGCTTTGATATATAATTGCAAGCTGAAACTTTTACGCCTAGCGAACGCAGAAGAACAAACCAGAAATTTTACGCTTATCGCGGCCTGATGTATTCCAGCTGCCACTGCATTGAGAACTGGTATCCGACCATTGTGGTAGTGCCGGACTGCTTTGTGACCATACCAAACCAGAACATTAAATATGTATATGACCGCAAGATCCAGTTCAAAGACCGCAAGACCGGGGCTGACCGCGAGTGGGTGCAGAAAGACATTGCAGAAACTACCCGCGACATTGAGATAAACGCTTTTGACGGCTGCGGGATTGCGCACCCTAAAATTATGCAGGAGATACAGCGACGGTTGGGCAGCGAGACACCAGTGACCAGCGTTGTGTGGCGGATGCCGTACTTTAAGGGCGTGCTGAACCAGATGGACTATGAAACGTTTTTTGCAGAACGCGGGGTACGATTCATCAAAGACATTTGGGGCGTGGAACACGATGTCAGCCCAGGGGCTGAACCCAAGATTATTGCGTGTGAGAGCATGTACAAGGGGTACAAGTATTTTAAGAAGACCGGCACGATTGCGGACTGGGAGGAATACTGGTACCAGTTCAAGAAGAACAAGCACTGCATTGGCATTGCAAAGTGGCAGTTTGATATTGACACAGAACCGCTATACACCCGCGGCAACTACCAGATTTTGCAGGACCTGGATTTGCCGGTAGACGAGTTTGAGCATCTGGCAGATTACAGCATTGATTGGGTTGAAAAGATTGAGAACGGTGACTCGGTATACACCTACTGCTTTTTGGGCATGCTGGCTGACCGGCACAAACCGCTGAATAATTATTGCGCGGCGATTTTGAAGAACCCGGAGATGCTGAAAGAGGAGGGGGTGCGAAAGTACATAACCAATCTGCTTGGAAAATATAAGGACGACATGAAGTGCGGCAAGTTGTGGCTGCGCGGTAGCTTTAAGTTCTTAGTACCTGACCTGATTATGCTGATGGAACACATTGCCGGCCTACCCTTGAAGGGGGCGCTGGAGGCGGATGAGTTTTACAGTTTTGACAGAACAGGAACAACGCTTGGCGAACGGCTGATTGAACGCAACCCGCACATTTGCAAGAGCGAGCATGTGATCCTGAAGGGCGTGACCAACCCGCTGCTGGAAAAATATTGCGGCCAGTTGGTGAACACGTTGATTGTTAATTGCAAGAGTATTACCCCGCAGAGATTAAATGGCGCGGATCGGATAATGGTCCGGGGCTGTGGTAACACAGCATTTGGAACGGTGTGAACCCCTCGTCAGGGGTGTGGCCCATATGGGCTGCTAACAGGGAATGCCTGCCTGAGAGACGGCAGGAGAATCCTGTGGCTGGAAACGGCTGCAACGACTATCTGGGATGAGTGTACCAGGGTAAGGCTGCTATTGACACGCAGTTTGGAGCGCACCGCTGCCGGAAAACCGGTAGAAGATATAGTCTATACCTATGAAAAACAACGTAGGTATGTACGATGGCGATCTTTGTTTGCTTCTTGACAGCCCTTTGATGATGAAGGGTGTGGACAGGAACGCAAAAATTGTAATTGACATTGAAGATAAAGTAACTGCGCTGGCGGAGAAGGACACGATCCAGAACCGCACGGCGTGCATTATGCGCAGCTTGAAGAGTTTGATTGGTGAGATTTCCAATTACGCGAGCTGCTACCACAACAAAACACCAAAAACCGAGAAGCAGAAAGAAACATACGCCCGGTATGTTGACCTGCTCTCCATAACCAACGGTGGCTTCGCCGTTGTAAAACCGCGTGAATGCCTTATCAGCAGTGTCGCCTAAAGGGCGGCTAACGGTGAAACTCTTTACAATACAGCGTAAAGACAATACCGTGCCAAGCTTTGATTGCCAGTTACTGGTAATTACTGAAGGTGTAAAGACTAGGGGTGATGAGTGTAGCCCTGTAGGCCGGGAGATGATAGCCCGGACGCCAAGCGCGTGGCCATGGAAACATGGAAGAGATAGTCTGGCCTGTATGGTGACATATGGGGTAATTGAAAAACGAAAGCCATCAAGAATCGGTGGCCCTGTGCGGTGACGCGCAGTGGAAACAGCTGGTGAACCTGCAAGAGCAGGGTGTACACAGGACAAATGTGGAAACGCAGGAAATGGCGTTTTGTCTGTGTGCTAACAGGGAAACTATCATGGTTGATACAATCCTGTGCCAAGCCTTATACATATAATAAGGAAGGTCAAGAGACTAGCCCGCAAGGGATGTACGCGATCCGGTGAAAATCCGGCGTGGAAGTGCCAGCCTCTCATACACGCTAAGAGTGTGAGATGATGATATAGTCCACAAGCAAGAATGCGATTTTGCAAAGACCGGTGTGTTGTACCCGGTGCCGCGGCAGATTGCCAAGTATGGCAGACCTTTGCCGTATTTTATGAAGTATGCAAGCCCGTACTACAAGCGGATGAAGCGCCTGAGCTGCGCCCACAGCAACATGAATAAGATGTGTTGGGTTATTGAAAAGTGGGCGGACGGGCTGCGCCACAAAAGGAGTGACGGGTTTGATTACACAATTATGATTGACGCGGAGGTGGGATTTAGCCAGGAGCATTTTGATGCGATTGAAAAAATCTACTTTGAGTTTAATAAAACGGTAGCCGAGCTGGCAGAGACTGAACACCATTGCCGTTACTTTGACCGGTTCAAAGATGAGCTGGAGGCTGAGGGCGTTACAAAGGAGTTTGCCGCCAACTTTGAGGTTGACTGGCAGCTGTACTATAACAAGTTCCGTGCCCGGTGTGCAGAGATTTGCCTTGACCCCAAAGAACTGGCCAACATTGCTGTGATGCTTTGCTACCAGAAATACCCCCGCCGCAGCAAGAAGTTTATGTGGGTGGTGGCCGGCACCGGCATTGTGGAGAACATCCAGCAGGTGAACATTTGCTTGCCGCAGCTGTGCGATGACGGTGAATACGAGTACCTGGGTAAGCGTTATGCCCTGGTGCCGGTTGGCAACGAACTGAACATTGAACCGATTGAATGAGGAGAGGGGTAATGTATTACAGCTATTATTGCAATGAAAAGATGCTGCTGGATAACTTTGACGATTACAATGAAAGCCCGCGACTGTTACGGCGGTTGTTGGCGCAGAGTGGGTATGAGCCAGATTTTTGTGCAGATATGCAGCTGGCCCATACAGACCCCAAGTACATAAGGCAGTATGACCGGTTGGACCTAATCCAGCAATACAAGAAAAAACAGCTGAAGAAGTGTGGACTGCGGCAGGTTGACAAGATCTACCTTTATGAGAGCGACCTGACTTACATCCGGCTGGCGATCCGTACTTATGGGCTGACGCAGCGACAGGTGAAGGTTTTGCTTGGCGTGATTGTTATGTGCCGGCTGAATGGTAGTGACACGCTGGATCTGATGAACCGATACAGGATCAAACAGTTTTGCTCTTGCTTTGGGCGAGATGTGACAGCGATACACATTGATGGCGCGAACTGGTGGGACGGTTATGAAGCGCCGGTGGAGTTGGATGTGCTGAGTGACAAGTGCGGCATATTGAACCGAATTACTTGCAAGCCGGGTCCGGGGCGGATTGGCTGTTTGTATGAGTACCCGTTTTATGATCACAAAAGCGAAGGTGTTTACTGCTGGGATGTGACAGCAGAAAACAACCGGTTGGATATGGATAAATTGTGCGCAGAGATTGGGCTGTTTGACAACCGGTACTGCGAAAAGTGTGGGGAAGAGATTGCGTGGAATGCCAAGGCACACTACTGCAAGACCTGCGCGGAATTGGAGAAAAATGCCAAGACATTGGCCCGCGTGACCCGCTACAGAAACAAAAATAATACCTTGTAACGCTTGAAGCTGAAAACCCCCTATATATGATTATAGAGGGTGGAGTGCCCCTGACCATTATGGCCGGGGTTCTTTTATTCTCAGATTATTTTTTTATAAGGAGATTTTTGAAGATGATTGTTATTTCTAAGGAAGAAGCAAAAATGTTGCGCAAGAAGTTCCCCGGTGTGCATATGGTTACGACCGTGAACAAAACGATGGTGGACGAGCTGCCGTATGTGCTACAGGCTTTGCCCAACAACTATTTTGCGCAGGAAGCTTTGGCTGAGATGGAGCGTGACCAGCGCCGCACCGGAATTGTGAATACACGGGGTGACGTGAATGCTTGAACTGCACAAGCTTGCCAAGGAAACTGACAATGAATACATCTACCGCATTTGTGCTGCCAAGGACCAGATTGGCACCTGGGACGATGTGGCGGATGTAATCAATAAAGAGCTGGGCCAGGACAAGGATGAGTGCGTATACCGCAAGAACTGGAAGGCGTTCAACATTCTGGCGCACGCCAGTGAAACTAACCTAAGTGACGCCCAGCAGATTTTGGGCGAGATTAAAGAGCAGCGCCGCGAGCTGGAGAAAGAAAAGGTCAAGCTGCGGGATGAGCGCAATGAAGTGAGCCGTCTGATGCGGGTACAAGCCCGTGGAGAGAGCATGCGAGAGCTGATTGAACGGCGATTCAGCGCTTATAAGCCGGAGACTTTTGAACACATTGGGGTGGTTAGTACAGAAGCACTGACGACCGACCTGATTGTTCACCTGACCGACCTGCATGCGGGGGTTAAGATTGAGAACCTTTACAACAGCTTTGACCAACAGGTGTTGCGTGCCCGATTGAAGCGCTATGCGGAAAGGGTGTATGTGATCCAGCAGCGCCACAATGGTCAGAACTGTTTTTTGGTGCTGGGCGGCGACCTGGTAAACGGTGAGATCCACCTGAACAACCGGTTGGAAAACAACGAGAATGTAGTGGACCAGGTAATTAGCGCTGGGGAAGCCGTGAGTTGGTTTGTGGCTGAACTGAGCCGCATGTTTGAACATGTATACATCTATAGTGTGCCGGGCAACCATAGCCGGGTATTCCCCGCCAAGGAGGATAACCAGCACGGTGAATACCTGGACAAGCTTGTGACTTATATTGTGGACGCACGCTGTGCGGCACTGGGCAATGTAGAAACTTACCAGAATACGATTGACGAGACAATTGCGGACTTTATGGTACGCGGCCGACTGGTGTATGCAGTGCATGGTGATAAAGACACACCGGGCAGCGTGGTACAGACCTTGACTATGATGACAGGTGATAAGCCTGACATTGTGCTGATGGGACACCGCCACACCAATGCCCTGACGACTGTATACGATACGAAAGTATACGAAAGTGGCTGTGTGGATGGCGCGGACAGCTACTGCATGGATAAGAGATTGCGAAATAAACCAGAGCAGAACGTGCTGGTGATGAATGCTTACGGCGTGGACTGCTGTTACGATATTACGCTGGATTAGAGCGTGGGATTTTTTGATTGAGAGGGGATGGTTTTTAGAGTGGGTGAGTATGAGAAGAAGCAGCCCGAATACTTTTGCAGTTATTCGGCGCGGCTTACGAATTTTTTGAAGGCGTTTGGTTTGAGCTATGAGAGCCGGCAGATAAACCCCATTACCCAGACAAGCTACTGTGTGTTTAAGCGCAGCCAGAAACTGATGGATGTGGTGGAGTTTTGGAACGAGTGCCGGAACAACTTCCGTGATTATGATGAGAACGGGAACCGCGCCGATAAGGCGGGTGACTGAACATGGCCGGAAGACCGAAAGGCTCTAAAAATAAAGCTACAATTTTACGAGAAAACGCAGAAGCGCAGGCCAAGATCCGCCGCATGATGGCAGAGGACGATGGGCCTGCGTATTTTGTTTGCGCCTGTTGCGGCAAGCGGTTCATGCACCAGAAGGATAATTTTTCCCCCGCGCAGAGTGAGCTATGGCGAGGGAATAACCATTACTTCCCGGTATGTAAGAGCTGCATGGACAAGCTGGTTGACCATTATACCCAGGCGCTGGGCAATGAGGATGAGGCCATGAAGCGGGTGTGCATGCTGTTTGACATTTATTACAGCGAGGGCCTGCTGAAAAGCACGGCAAAGCACGCTCCGAACACAAGCCGGATGACAGCTTGGATCAGACATTGCAATATGACCCAGAACCATGGCAAGACCTTTGATACCTACCTGGAAGAAATCAACGGGCGGGTGATCAATGATGTAAGCGATATCAGCGAGACACGACCAAACGGCGGCAAGGTAAGCCAGCGCATGGTTGGGTTTTGGGGGCCAGGGTTCAACGAGGCTGAGTATGTGCGGTTGGACAATGAGTACAAGGACTGGATTACCCGGTATGAGTGCTCCACAAAGGCGCAGGAAGAATTGTTCAAAGCAATCAGTATGGCGCAGATTATGCTGACCAAGGCATACCAAACGGGTGACACCAAGAAGGTAAAAGAGGCCAGCGATACTTTGCAGAACCTGCTGGGTAGCGCCAATATTAAGCCGAACCAGACGAACGATAATGCGCTGGCAGAGGCAAATACCTTTGGCACTTTGATTAAAAAGTGGGAAGACAAAAAGCCGATCCCGGAAGCTGCGCCTGAATGGAAAGACGTGGATGGGATTGGTAAATATTTCCGCACTTGGGTGACAGGACCAATGATGGAACTGTTCAAGATCAAGAACCCGTGGCAGAAAGAATACGAGGAAGGCATGGCACCTTATACGGCGCACCGACCTGAATACACCGGCGGAGAAGAGGAAGAGAACGAGAGTATCCGCAACGCCATTTTTGGCACCCCCGGAGAGTGAGGTGGTGCCTGAATGGTGAAGAAAACTGCAAGAGAGGTTACGGAAGATAAGACAAGCCGGATCATGAATGCCGTGGCGCTGTGGGCCAGCTTTTACCGGGCGAACCCGCAGAGGTTTTGCAAGGATTATTTGAACGTAAACCTGAAGATGTTCCAACAGATTTTGATTTATTGCATGGCGCTATGCACAAATTTTTGTTTTATAGCGGCGCGTGGTCAACACTAGGCCCCCAGGTTGGGAAACCGGCTTGAGTGAACCGGACAAAATCGGTAGAGGCTGTAAAATGCTAATACCGAGATAACCTACCTTTTTAATAGAAGGAGGTATTGTAACGCATAGGCAGTGAACCTGTTACTGACAGAATATAATCCGCCCACGAGTGCCCGGCACCCTTAGAGGGTGAAAATGTATGCTGAACTTATGGGAAACCATAAGAACTGCCGGATAAAAAGCCGGTAGGATAACATTATTGCTAGGCAAAACGTTCCTATGTGCAATTTTCTGCTGTTGGAAAGCGATCTTGTACCCAGGCAGCTTGATTGTGATTGCGAGCAAAACGCGAAACCAGGGCAGCTTGGTACTGAAAAAGATTGAGCAAGAATTGGTGCCGCGAAGCCCATTACTGCGCAGTGAGATAAAAGATATAACGATAAACCAGAGTGTGGCGAAAATAACCTTCCGTAATGACAGTGTAATTGAGGTTGTGACTGCCGCAGATACTGCCCGTGGCGGCCGTGCGAGTTTGCTGATCATTGACGAGTACCGCATGGTTGACAAGGAAGTGTTGGATCTGGTTTTGAAGAAGTTTTTGAACTACATCCGCCACCCCGGCTACATGGACAATCCCAAGTACGCCCATTTGGCGGAACGCAACCAGCAGATGTACCTAAGTTCTGCATGGTTTGAACAGCACTGGTCATGGGATTTGTGCAAGGATTACTTTGTGAACATGTTTGACACCACGAAAAATTACTATTGTTTCCGATTCCCGTACCAGATGAGTATTAAAGAAAACCTGCTGCTGAAGAGCCAGGTAGAAGATGAGATGACAGAATCGACGTTTTCTGACATACGGTTCCGTATGGAAAATGAGGCGCTGTTTATTGGTACGACAGACGGCGGGTTATTTAGTTTTGACGACATTAACAAGCAGCGCAGGATCATAAAAGCGTTCTATGCGCCAAACATGATTTTGAACAATAAGGCGGCTTGCCAGTTGCCGGCCAAGAAGACCGGTGAGAAGCGGATTTTGACGGTTGATATTGCCCTGATGAGTTCTAAACGCCGCGACAATGACGCCACCAGCATCTTTTTGAACAGTTTGGTGCCCGATAGTACAGGCAAGTGTACCAGCAACATGGTGTACACCGAAAATTGTGAGGGTATTATTACGCAGGATTTGGTGCTGAAGCTACGCCGCTACTTTAAGTATTTTGAGTGTGACTACATTGGCATTGACGCAAAGGGTCTTGGTGCTCCTATTATGGATCTGCTGATGCACGAGTGCTATGACCCAGAGACGGGCGAAACATACCCACCGCTGAACTGCTGCAATAACCCGGATTTCCAAGAGCGGTGCCCCGACAAGACGGCACCCAAGGTGATTTGGGCGATCATGGGCAGCAGCCAGTTTAATAATGACGTGACAATTGCGTTGCGAAGCGGAATCCAACAGGGGAGAATCCGGTTTTTGGAATCCGAATATGACTGCGAAGAGATTTTGCGGGCGAACATTAAAGGTTACGACAAGCTTTCACCCATGGAGAAGATGGCGCTGCAGATGCCGTACATCAATACCGGATTGGCTGTAAATGAGCTGGTGAACCTGGAATATGAAGCAACGAATAATTTGATCCGTGTGCATGAGAAGCCCGGCGCACGCAAGGACCGTTACAGCAGCCTGAGCTACAACTATTACATTGCGCTGCAGGTTGAACGCATGATGAGTAAAAACTTTATGCGCAATAAGAAGATTGAAATAAACTTTAGAGCGCCCAGACTGCGGCATTAAGGAGGCGGCTATATGGAAGAAATACAGCAGAAAAAGGTCGCCATGATCAGCCCGGACGGCAAGAAAAGCTTTGTGCCATTGACGGAATTTATGAGTAAGGTGCGATATGCGAACCTGGCAAACGTGAAGATCCGCGACCTTGAAAATAACCGCGACTACAACCCTACTTATAAAAAGTACACCAAGAGCCAGATTGTTACCTATTTGGCGAACCCGGCCAACTATGAAGTGCAGCTGCGGCAGATGAGCCAATACCTGTTCAATATTTCGAACTATTACAGGCGGCTGATCCAGTATTTTGCCAACATGAGCACGTTCAGTTACATTGTGGTGCCGTATGGCGTTGATTATTCCAAGAATGTGAACCTGCAAAAATTCAAAAAAGGTTACTATGCGGTGACGGCACAGTTGGAAAAGATGAACCTGCGGCACGAGTTCAGCCGGGCGTTGATGGTGGCGTTCCGTGATGATGTGTATTACGGATACGCATGGGAAACGAACGACAGCTACACATTCCAGCAGCTGGATGCAGACTATTGCAAGATCAGCAGCATTGAGGATGGTGTATACAACTTTGCGTTCAATTTTTCTTACTTTGATTCCCACCGTGAGCGATTACCAAATTTTCCGCCGGAATTTACCACGATGTACAGTGCGTACCAGAAGGATTCCGGCTTGAAGTGGCAGGAGTTGTCAAGTGAAAATTCTATCTGTTTGAAAGTAAACGAGCAGACGTATGTGCCGATCCCGCCGTTTGTGAGCTTGTTCAGCGCACTGGCGGATATTGAAGACTATCGGGCGATCAGCAAGGATGCCAGCGAAGTGAATAATTACAAGGCGTTGGCGCTGGAGATCCCGGTGGGGGATGACGGTACATTTTTGATTGACTACGACCTGTGCAAAGAGTTTTACGACATGCTGTGCAATGTGCTGCCGGAGAACATTGGCGCGATTATGAGTCCGATGAAGATCAGCAGCTGGGACTTTGAAAAAAGTGGAGCTGTAAGCGGCAGTGACGATGTGGCAAAAGCCGAAAATTCGATGTGGAAACAGGCGGGTGTAAACAATATCTTGTTTGGTGGCGGTGAAGACCCCAGCAGCTCTACGCTGAGCCTTTCTACCGTGAATGACCAGATGATTGTGTTTGCGATGATGCGGCAGATTGAACGCTGGATCAACCGTAAATTAAAGAGTGTTTCGACGGCAGTTAAGTTTAAGGTAAATATTTTAGATGTGACGTATTTTAACCGGCAGGAAGTGCATGACCGTCTTGTAAAAGATGGCCAGTACGGAATGCCGGTGCGCAGTGCCATTATGGCGACAAGCGGATACAGCCCAAGCGATATGGAGAACATGCAGTACCTGGAAAACACGGTATTGAACCTGTCGGCCAATGAGGTGCCGCTGATAAGCTCCAACACGCAGAGCGCTGCTGACAGTAATGCCGCGACAGATGAAGGCGGACGCCCCACCAATGCAAGTGAGGGTAAGGCGCTGACAGACGCAGGCGAGAACAGCAGCGAGGAAGACCTGGCGACAGGAGGCTGATTGAGCGATGAAGCGTGAAGTTAAGGTGCGCGGCCGTGACATGGTACTATATTTGCTGCGCCAGAAAAAGAAGCTGGTACGGGAAGAGCGCGACAGTGGCGGCCATACAGTATATATTTTTGAACTTGACGACGATGATTTGAAGGCTGTGCAGGAGTTTGCCGCACAGCAGAAAAAACGAAATTACTTTTGAGAGACCGCTATGCAAGCGGCCTTTTTTAGTTTACGGGGTGATTGGATGTGAGTGAGCGGTTGAACCGCCTGCCAATTACCTTTGAAAAAACCGGAGAAGTGATGGGTAAAGATACGCGTTTTATTAACGTGACGATTGATGTGCTGCATACTGGCGGCAACCTGAACGGATCGCGGTTTGAAAAAGAGGTAGTTGACCGGGCAGCAAAGAGTATTGCGAATACCCCGATCCTTGGATACATTGAGCAAAATGACGATGATGAGCTTGATTTTAAGGGCCACGAACATGAGCTGATTGTGGACGAGGACGGGATTCGATATGTATATGCCGGTAGCGCTTACGGTGTGATACCGGAGAGCTGCAACCCGCGCTGGGTAAGCCGGGATGACGGCACAGGAAAAACACGGGAATATTTGCGCGTTGACGGGTTGCTGTGGACCAAGTTTGACGATTCCTGTGGGATTTTTGAGCGGGATGTGGTGAAAGGGCAGAGCATGGAGATCACCAACATGGAAGGCTATGTGGATAAAGACGGCTACTATGTTGTGCAGAATTTTGATTTTGATGGCTGCTGCGTGCTTTCCACCACTGACCCGCAAATCCGACCAGCAATGACGGGCAGCACAGTTACGGCGAATTTTACCGCCGCGACGATTGCGAGCCAGGTTAAAGATATGCTGGCGGAATACACAGCTTTACAGAGATCTGAATCCTCCAAGGAGGCTCAGATAGATAATTTTGCGAAAGGAGACGATTGCTTGAAAGAAAAAGAAGAAATTCTGGCTTCTTACGGCATTGACGCTTCTACGCTGGAGTTCTCTTTGGAGGAAATTACCATTGAGGAACTGAAAGCGAAGTGTGAAGAGATGGCTGCAGCAAAATCTGCCGAGCCGGAAGAGCCGCAGGGTGAACCGAAAAGTGAGCCGGCCGCAGAGCCTGCTGCTGAACCTGCAGAACCCGAACCCCCGGCAGAACCGGAAGGCGTTGCAGAGTCGGAAGGCGGCGAACCTGCTACGGATTACAGCCTGAATCTGTGCGACAAGCTGAACGAAGTAAACGAGGCCATTAGCGCTGAAACCATGATTGACCCGTGGGGCTATGAAGTGAGCCGCTATTGGCTGCAGGATGTGCAGGATGACCTTGCCGTTGTGATGGATTGCCAGGATTGGAAGATCTACAGCTTTACCTTTACCATGGATGGCGACAACGTGAAAGTTGATTTTGCCAGCAAGAAACGCATGAAGGTAAAGTACGAAGCCTGGGATGAAGGCAGTGCCGATATTGGCGTGCCCGCGCTATACAGCACCATGGGCGACAAGGCCAAAGAGCAGACCGAAAAACTGGAGGCTGCCAACAAGCAGTACAGCGAACTGAAAGCAGAGTATGACGAGATGAAGCCGAAATATGATGCTTACGTTGCGGCCGAGGCTGCTGCTGCCAAAGAAGAAGAGAGCGCTAAACGCGAACAGCTGTTTGCCGTTATGGATCAGAAGCTGGATGGCGATGCTGATTATGCCAAACTGCGAGATAACAAGACGATGGAGTTTACCGTTTTGGAAGATGCTTGCTACAAGCTGTTGGGCAAAAAGGCCGCTGAGTTTAGTTATGTTCCGCCCAAAGAAAAGAAGGGTGAGGTAAACAAGGTACGGTTTGGCGTGAATGGCACACAGAAGACAGAGAAGCGCTATGGCGACCTGTTCGAACGTTACCTGCATACAAAAGAGTAAAAAAAAGGAGTTACATATTATGGCTAACATTAAACATGGTGTTGTTGGCACCGATATGCTGGTTGGTTCCAGCAACGCTGCCTACCTGAAGAGTGTTGTTTTTTACAAGGATGGCAGCCCTGCCGCCATTGATAATGGCAACATTGTTGTGATTGGTGATGCGATCGGCCCCGAAACCTACAAGGCTGAAGCACCTGCTGCTGATTCCAAGCGCTCCCTGCTGGCCCTGGTTGCCGGTGTTGAGCTGTTTTACGATGAGACCCGCACCCATTACCTGACCGAGTGGGAGAACGAAGCTGGCAAGCCTGTTCGCGTTTACCTGCTGGTTGCTGGCTCTGATTCTTTCCGCGTTACTGCTGAAGATTTTGACGGTACCCCCGAAAAGGGCAAGTTTGTTGCCTTTGCTGCTGGTTCTACCAAGCTGAAAATTGAGGCTGATGCTTCTGCTGACAATGTTTTTGGTGTGATCAAGCGCGATCCTGTGAAGGTTGGCTTTGGCGATGGCCAGTATACCTATTACATCGTTGACGTGATCGCCTGATTTTTTGTATCAGCGAGTTAGTTATAACTAATTACTGGTGTGGCCTATGGCTGCACCTATCTTTATATGTAAAGGAGTATTAACATGGATGAGAAACTGATTAAGCTGGCCGTTGATGGCTACCATGGCCACCTGGGCGAATACAGCGTGAAAGACAGCCAGGAAGTTCTGCGCCAGGCCATGATTGAGGCTAATAATGGCAAGACCAGCATGAACTACAAGGATATCCGCGACGGTAAGTGCAACAACCTGTTTGCTATTACCGAAGTTCTGATTGATAAGGTCAGTGAAGAGGGCCTGAAGGGTGACGAGTTCTTTACCAATTTTATTGAGGACCGCAACACCTCTCTGGGCGATACCAACATTTTCCATACCACCAAGCCATGCCTGCTGACTGTTGCCGACATTGCTGAAGGCACCCAGGGCATTCGCCGTCAGCGCCTGGAAGCCGGCCAGGACATTACCGTGAACACCCAGCTGCGTGCTGTGAAGGTTTACGAGGAAATGAACCGCGTGATGGCTGGCCGTATTGACTTTAATGACCTGGTTGACACTGTTGGCCGCAGCTTTACCCAGTATGATCTGGACAGCGCTTATCTGGCATGGACCAGCATGTTTACCAAGCTGGACCCCGTTTATACCCAGAGCGGTTCTTACAATGAGGACAAGCTGCTTGACCTGATTGAGCACATTGAAGCTTCTACCGGAGACACTGCTACTATTGTTGGTACCCGCAAGGCACTGCGCAAGATTACCACTGCTACCATGGGTGAGCAGGCCAAGAGCGACCTGTACAGCATGGGCTACCTGGGCCACATTGCCGGCACCCCGATGATTGCGATGAAGCAGCGCCACAAGATCGGCTCTACTGAGTTTATTCTGCCTGATGACACTGTTTACATTTTTGCCGGCGACACCAAGCCCGTGAAGCGCGTTACCGAGGGTGAAGTTACCATGCTGATGGGCGACCCGATGAACAAGGCCGACCTGACCCAGGAATTCCTGATGACCAAGCGTACCGGTATTTCCATTATTCTGGATCGCGACTTTGGCAGCTACAAGTTTGCCTGATTTTGAGCTGAACGATACCCCTGCCGCAAGGCGGGGTTCTTTTTTTTATATAAGGAATATTTTGGAGGTATGTTTTGGCAACTGCGAAGATTACCAATGAGACCATGGTGGAATGCAAGAACGGCACCCATGGCAACTTGTTTTATGCTTCGACCCGCAACCCCGGCTACACCGTTGAGTGGACCGAGTTTGGCGAGGTGCAGGAGATGGACTACGCCGAACTGCTTGTAATGCGTGGCAGCCAGCCGCGGTTTTTCCGTGATAACTGGATTTTGATTGAGGACGCCAACGTATTGCGCAAGCTGGGTGTGGAACGTTATTACAAGAATGCGCTGACCACGGAGAACTTTGACGAGGTATTTAAGTGGACCCCGGATGAGATCCGCGAGAAGGTGCCCAAGATGAGCGAGGGGATGCGCGACAGCATCCGTATCCGCGCAAAGGAGATGCTGAAAGCAGACCAGCTGGACAGCCGTGCCATGATTAAAGCATTGAACGATGTGCTGGATTGCGATTTGGAAGAATCCGTTGCGTTGGAGGCACCCAAGAAACCCAGAACCCGCAAGAGCGGCGTTGAGATTGTGACGATCGGCGGAACTGAAGAATAATGAGAGGGATGGTGCGGGCCAATGGGCACAAGATACGAGGAAGTTTATGAGCGTTACCGTGGCCAAGTCCGCAACTATGAGTTCCTGGACTACGATGCGGTGACAAGAGAAGCAATGCAGCTGGATCTTTTGAAGATGGCGATCAGCGATTTTGAGGATGTGTGCAAACAGGACCTGAATGACAGGGAAGATGACCTGCTGGAGTTCAACATTACGCTGACGAACCGCGAGAAGGATATTTTGGCACTGGGCATGATTGTGCATTTTGTGCGCCAGTATGTTTATAACACAGACGCATTGCAGAACGGATTGAGCACAAAGGATTTTACGTTGTTTTCGCCAGCCAACCTGTTGGAGAAGATGACGACCCTGCTGACCACGACAGAGCGGCAGCAGATGAAGGAGATTAACCTATACTCTTTCCGCAATGGGGAAATTTCGAGTTTGACTGAGTGAGGTGGTAGCGTATGAACTATGAGACATATGCTGCTATGCTTGGCAGGCACGGAAGTACGCGGCGTGACCGGATGGTTGAAAAGAGCAAACGGGACACGCTGAGAATGGGGCCTGACTCCCCTGCCTATAAAGAGGTAGAGATTGAGGGGGTACCCCACCACATGATGATTATTAGCAGCACGGTGACAAACCAGAAGATTATACGCACCATGCCGGGCGACAACTTTGAGATTGGAAAAATCATGCTGTTTAGTAAAAGCCATTGGCTGATTACAGAGCGCGATGCGGACGATGAAATAACCGTGCGCGGTAAAATTGAGCTGTGTAACCGGAGCATCCAGTGGCAGAACCATGAGACCGGGGAAATTATTACCCGGTGGGCGGTTGTGGACAAGCCGTATTTTTCCAACCTGAACGAAGATGTATACATGACCATTTCCAGCCGCGAATTCCAGGTGAAAATACCGTATGATGAGGAATCGGCTTTGCTGGATGTGGGGAAACGCCTGATGATGGAGCAGATCAATGGCAAGCCAAAAACTTACCGTGTGACCTGTGTGGACGCTATGACAGAACGCTATGACTGGAATGACGCCCAGACGGGATTTTTGGTTTTGAACCTTGAACAGGACCAGCATGTGGAAGAACAGGATAACGCCGAAAAGATGCTATGCGATTACCAGGAGGTAAAGCAAGCACCGGAGGACGGCGAAGTGGTTATTAAATACGCGGGCGAACCTAAAGTGCGCATTTGCGGGCGTGGCAAGATTTTTAAGGCCACGATTGATGGCAAGCCGCTGCCGGGATGCACCTGGAGCCTGAGCGTTGATGATAAAACACTTGAAACAAAGGTATACCTTGCCAACAGTGTGCAGTGGAACCGGGTGACTGGGGAAAGCTGCCGGGTATGCGCAGAGGATAATGCCGCGCTGAATGGAGCTACCGTGAAACTGACGGTTGTGGCACCGGACGGCAAGAGCACAGACAGCATTACAGTGAAGGTGGTGGACGTATGAACCTGAGTGAGCTGGGAGAATACAAACACAAAGTAGCCGCCCTGCTGGCACAGGACGACACCATTATTAACCTGCTGCTTGGACCCGTGGACGATGATGCTGACACGGACGAGATGCTACTGGGCGATAAGAGCATTAGTACCGGACATATTTACGAGTTTGAGTATGTACCGGAGATCAATGAAACGGCGGATACCTACCTGTGCATGGAGACCGTGGTGGCTAAGGCACCGAGCGATACGGCATACAGAGTGTACCTGTATATTTTTGCCTATTGCAATAAGAAGGTAATGAAGAGTTACCGACACCCCGGCGTGCTGGGGACGAAGGCCGATGTGTTGGCCATGAACGTTGACCGTTTGCTGAACGGCAGCGAAGATTTTGGAATTGGGAAGGTACGGTTACTGAACGACGATGTATACAAGCCGAATAATAACTATTACGGCCGCTGCATTACATACGAAGTGATGGCGTTCAACCGCAAGATGGGTGGCGCAAAGTGAAAGTACCGTACTATGAACTGCTGAACCCCGAAGGTTTTATGGTGAAAAATGTGGGCAGAGTACACTCGCCCCGACTGAGCGACATTAACAAGCGCGGCTATATGAGCTATCAGTTTGCGCTAAGTACCTTGCTGCTGACACCACAGGCGATGTTTGAAGACATTGCCAAAGTAACAGGGCAGGAGAACCCGTATGAAGCTTTGAGCGAGGAAGAAAAAGTCACCATTAACACCTTTGATTTATTGAGTATGAGCAAAGAAAGCCAGGCGGAGATGATTGCCGCACTGGCCTTTTTTATTGATGCGCCGCTTGAATATGATGAAGCGCACCATGCTGTGCTGGTGAATAAAACCGAAGTGGACGATAAGATCCTGATTGATGGTTCCATAACGCGAGATAACTGGGCAGAGATTTGCGACATTTGCCTGCAAACCGCGTACATAGACCAGAAGCGGGAGGAAAACTTGAAGTTCAAAAATGAGGCTGCCCGCAAGTTTTATGAACGATTCCAAAAGAAAAAGGCTGAATATGAAAAATCGAAACGAAAAGGGTATAAGAGTAACCCTGATTTGGAGTTGGGGAACATCATCTCTGCGCTGGCGACAAACCATAACAGCCTGAATTATACGAATATTTATGATTTGACGGTGTACCAGGTACATGACACTTTTAACCGTCAGAACATAAAAAAACAAAATGAGATCCATGACATGAACTATGCCGTATGGGGTGGCGAGAACGACCTTGGCGGATGGTACAAACACATGGAGACTGATAAATGATAACGGAGGAATAAGATATGGCTGTAAATCCGAATATGGCGAACCGTGAAGTTGCTGATCTGGTTCTGCTTGATTACAAGACCAAGAAAGTTTTTCTGCCCATTGATTTTGCCAACGTGACCACCACTGACTTTACCGCAAACCGCACGTTTGCAAAGGGCGGCCAGGGCGCACCGAACCGTGTTGGCTTTGATAGCGAGCGTGCAGGCACCCTGAAAGTTGACACCCAGATCATGCCTGTTAAGCTGTTTGCCCTGCTGAGCGGCCAGGACATTGGTAAGGTTGCAAAGATTATGAAGCGCGAGGTACTGACCGCTACCACTGACGGCATTGAACTGAGTGAGACCCCGAAGGCCGGCACTGTGCAGGTTTTTGCTGTTTCTGACGACGCCGGTACTGAGATCAGTGATCTTACCACCAACGACAAGAAGGTTACTGGTGCTGGCCTGCAGGACGGCAAGAACTATGTTGCCTACTATTTCTACGACAAGAATGATGGTGTTCAGACTGTCAAGTTTGATTCTGACACATTCCCGCGTGCCTTTGAGGTCCACGGTATGATGCCGTTCAAGACCGAGGACGACGAGATTGTGCAGTGTGAGCTGGTTTACTACAAGGCTCAGCCGCAGGCAAGTTTCAGCCTGGCTTTTCAGAACACTGGTGATCCGACCACTGTTTCTATCACCTTTGACTGCATGGCCAATCAGGACGGCGACATTTACAGCATGAACTTTATGGAGTGATCAACGCAAATTCCTACCTTATTATATATAGGTTTGAATTGTGATGTTTGATCCGTGGGGGAGCGAAAAGCTCCTCCATTTTTAGAACGCGAAAGGAGTAGCGTGCATGGAAGACAAGGATACCGGCGGTATTGCCGATGTGAAGATTGAACCTGTTGAAACTGCTGCCCCGCCTAAAGTGCCCCTGAAGCGTCAGGTGCGCCCGCTGAAGGGCGTGGTTGTGTACTGCAACAAGGAACGCGGGTACATGGGTTTTGAATGTGACGGGCACGGCTACCAGGTGCCGGTGAAAGACGGCTATGCCGTGGGCGATATGGTCAAATTTAAGATTGCAGACGGGAAGATTGAGTTGTGCAAGTAAGCGGACGAAGCAAGTACAATGTGAGCCGTGACAAGAGCAAACGCACCTATGACGGGATTGTGTTTGACTCTGAACTTGAGATGAAATATTACAAGGATGTTGTGCTGCCGGGGGTTGCCAGCGGAGAGATTGTGGACTATCAGCTGCAGAGACCCTATGAGTTACAGCCAAAGTACCGCAAGGAACGTGGGGGAAGAATGGAGACGGTGCGAGCCATTAACTATGTGGCTGATTTTTGGTTGAAGTATAAAGACGGCACGACAGAGGTAATTGACACCAAAGGGTGCCCGGATACTGTGGCACTGATGAAGCGGAAGATGTTTGAGTATTTATACCCGGACGAGCATTTGCGCTGGATTGTGTACCGTAAACGGCGTGGCGGGTGGATTGATTACGACACGCTATAAACCGGCCTGCCCCTGAAAGATGGGGCGGGCTTTTATTTTTTTTTTGTAAGGAGTTTTTTATGGAAATTAAGAAGAACATCCGTGTGGGCGACAGAATCCGATTTGTGGATTTTGTTTGCGACATGTGCGAGAAGGACGGCAAGCAGTATTACGCGCTGTTTGATTATGCCTGGCGCATTGCGGTGATTACCTTTTTTGCCCCGGAAGCGGAGCTGGACAAGATGGACACAGATGAGATGTGCGACTTTGTTTACAGCCGACAGGGCGTTGAGATTGTGGAAGACCCGGATATTGCGGTGGTTACAGCGGGACTTTATGAGGCATGTGAAGCCGAGATGAAAGATCGGAAAGAAAAATACATGAAGGTATTTGATGCGATCAACCACCCGGACCCGCTTGACCGGATTGCAGACGCCTTTGCAGAGATTGCAGGGAATTTGAGCCAGTTGGGAGACCAGGAATTTTTGGCTGATCTGGTAAAGAAAGTGCGCGAAGGAGAGCAGCCCGCAAAGAAGCCGCCCGTGAAGATTGAGGTTGTGAACGGCAAGGAGAGTTAAATGGCCAAGACGGTAAGCACACAGAAAGGGCTGGAACTGGAACTGCAGCGGCGAATTAACCTGGCACTGAATGGCGGGGCGAAAACGGCTGTGGAGAATTGTTTGAAAAGGCATATCCAGGAAGATGTACTGGATGTATACCAGCCAAAAGTATATGAGCGCCGCGGCCAGGACGAAGGGGCATTGGAAGCCGACAGCAGCGTGGTGAGCAGCGTGAGAGAGCATGTGCTTACGGTAAAGGATATTGGTGTGCCGAATAAATCAGCCGTTGGTGGGCAGTACAAAACCGGCACCAATACACCGCTTGCTGAGATGGTGGAGAAGGGCGATGTGAAAAACATTTGGGGTTCGCCACCTGATGCGGCCTATTTGCACCCGCGCCCGTTTGTGGCAAACACGGCAAAAGAAATCGCAGATGGGAACAGCGCCGTACATGGAGAGATTGTGAAAGCCATAAAAGAGCAGTTCCCTGATAACTAACGCGACGAGAGCTTCGGCTCTTGTCTTGAGTGGCTGATTTGAAAAGAATCGGCCTTTGAAGGCTTGAGCCGAACCGTAAGGGGGAAAGTATATGGCGGAAGATTTAAGTATTAAGGTAAAAGTTGAACCTGACGGCGGTAGTGTGCAGGGGAAACTGGATGAGATTGCGAAAAAGAAAAAGTTCAATATACAGATTGGCGATACAAACCTAAAGACACAGCTAAAGAGCATCAGCAAAACCATTTCCGGGACGCTGGAAAAAGCAATGGCCAATACTATGAAAGCCATTGACGACTATGCGAAAAGTGCCCAGCAGGCAGCCACAGTTATTGAGCAGGCGCAAAAACGAGAACAGGCAGCGCTTATTTCTAACGTGAATCTGTTGGCAAGAAATGCACAGGAACGCAAAGAAATTACTAACGCGATTCAAGGACAGGTTGCCGCTCAAAATAAGTTAAGAAATGAAACTGCATTGACCGCAGCGCAGGAAAATGAACTGCGGAAAATGTCCAACAGGGATCTTACCATCCGTCAGCTCCGCGCAGAACAACAGGAATGGGAGCAGCTGGAGAAAGAAATTTCTGATGTTAATAACCTTATTAAAGAGAAAAACAGGGCTGCCGACACTGGAAGTAAAAAAAACAATAAAAAAGATGACGCTGAGTTCACTGTAGATCAGAAATTCCCTGAAGTTCAAAAAGAGTTACTTAATTTAATGACAGACGATGACGCGTTTGATATTGGTATTGGAAAGAGTTCAGAAAAAGCATCAGAGGATATTCTGACTGGGTTTAATCTTATTAGTGATAGTATCGGAAAAGGGAAAGATGCCATCCGAAAAGCTGTTGCCGAATTCCAAGGAGAAAGTGGCGCTGGTAGTATATTTGATACGTTCAGTTATTTATTTGATGTTGAAGGTGACTACAGTGGCGACATTGATGCCTGGATTGATGCCGAGATCCCAGATGAAAAAATAAAAAATGCTCTAAGTAAAAAGTTCAAATCTATAATCACCGCTGCTTCTGATGATTCTGAAAATGAATTAAGTAACGCCTATAATCAATATGTAAATACAATATCTAAACTTTTTGAGGATTATTATGCGGCGATTGAAAAAATAACCAATAAAGCATCTACGACAAAAGATGTAGAAAAAGGCGTTAAAGAGCTTCAAACGGTGATTGTAGAAATCGCTTCCACTATTGGTATTTTGCCGGATAACGTAAAAGAAAAAATGCTGGCCAACGTAACAGAGCCGCTTGATAAGGTTAAGGAAGCAATCGAACAACGCAAAGAAGCGCTAAAAAATAAAATGCTTGGCAATGACGAGCAGGGAAGTAATGACGTAAAGTTAAAAGTTGATATTGACGATGCGGACACTGAAGAGCGCTTAAAAAACACAACTGAAACTATTATTTCTCAGCTCGATACGATGGCGCAAAAGCAAAGGGATATTACTGCTGCGAAAGAAGCCACGGTAAAAGCCGAGCAAAGCATTTACACAGAAACCCAAAAAAGTATCAAAGAACTCCAAACTTTGGTTGAACAGAAAGAACAACTTGCAAAAAAAATTTCAGAACTGAGATCTGAGGCTACTGGCATTCCTGACGGCAAAGGCCAAACTGAAGATGCCAAGATGCTGATGGAAACACTTTCTGCGATCGATCCGAGCAAAGTAAAAACTGTTCTGGATAATGTTTCTACATTTGTTGATTCTGTAGTGAAGAGCAATTCGGAACTTGAAGCGACCAAAACAAAAGCTGCTGAATTTAATGCGGCCATTGAGAGCATCAATAAAACTTTGGCAATCTCGACGGCCTTTTTGACCAGCTTAACCAAGGAAGATAAAACGGCTAAAGGAAAGCGCGGCGGCAAAAAGACGCAGAAAGCGGATACTACCGAGGTTGATGAAACTGTAAAGCTGCAACAGTTGGTATTGAACGCAGAAAAAGCGGCGGACGCGGTTAAAAATGCTATCACCAATGCCAGTAATTCAATTAGCACCATTACGACCGAATTGAAAACAGCGGCTACCAGTGCAGACGGAGCAAAAGAAGCGACCCGCCCCATGATTGAGGCTGCGATTGCCCTAAACAATACTTTTAAGCAGTATAGTGAATCCCTGGCTGACATAAAGACCAATGCTGGCATTATGAACGGAACCGTAACCAAGGCCAAGCGTGGAAAGAAAGCCACTGCTGAGACTGCCAGCATGGATGATGTGGCCGCCAGTGTTACAAAAGCGAACGAGGCCAGCACCCAGATCCACACGGTGTTTACCAAGTTTGCCAAGATTGGCGCTGCGACAAATGGGTTTGCTGAAAAAGCAGCGCAGATTATTGCGGCATCTGATGAAGTAAACGCTATTATTCTGGCTTATAAAACCACTGGCGAGCGTACAGCGACTACAACGGCTGATGCGGCAAAACAGCAACAGAGCGCTGCACAGGAGCTTTCTGCCCAGATGGAAACTGTTGGTGCGACCCTGAATAATGCCGGCGAAAAGGTTGGCCGGGCTACCACCGCGCTGAGCGAAGCTGCGCAGGCCAGCGGCACGATTGATGCTAGTGTAAAGACCCTTGTGAACGCCGGGAACCGATTGAAGCGGCTGTTTACCAGTTATGCTAACATTGCAGCAGGGTTACAGGAAAACCTGGACAAAGTGGCAGAGATTGATGGCAGCAAGAATGCAACAACTTACCGCAAGCTTGGAAACTTTATCAACAACATCGTTGATTTTTATAAGAAGTCCATTGGTGAGCTGAGTGCCATCAACAGCGTTAAACTGCCGAAAGATGAAAACGGCAAGACGGTGACGCCGAAAGTTGATGCAGCAGTAGCAGAAGCCACCCAGCGATTTAAGGCAACACTGGATGAAGCATTGAGTCAGGCACTGGCTACGCTGAAAGATACCAGCGGCCTTGATGCAAAACTTGCCAAGGCACAGCAAAGTACAGTCGATGCTAAAAAGGCCAAGACTGACATTGTGAATGGCTTTGCGGAAATTACTGCCGTATTTAATAGCCTAACGAATGCAGCCAAGAGCATTACGGACAGCATGACGGACCTTGCCAAACTAAAAACCATGACCGACGAGGTAAACATGGACCAGTTTGCGGAGCTGATTAACAACTCTGTTGATGAGCAGATTAAGAAAATCTCCACTAAGATCCGCAAGGACGCGATGCTACAAACCAGCCCTGATAATAGCCATGTAACATCGCTGGCAATGAAGACCGGTAGTCTTGGTGCAATGATTAAGCAGATGCCGGAAGGCGCTGTAAAAGATAGTTACATCAAGCAATTTGCTGAACTGAATGATGACATTACTGCCTTTTATAATGGCAGCGAAAAAGCCGCAACAACATGGGCAGATATTGTTAGCCGGACCACCGAGATGGCGGAAGG